TTAAAATTGTTGTCTTACCAACCCCTGTTGGAGCTAAAATAACACCAATCTCTCCCTTAGCCAAACCACCCTTAAGTAGTCTGTCAATTCCCGCAATCCCCATTGGAATTGGATGTCTATAATCTTCTTCTAATACGGTATCCAAGTTATCAAAAATATCCGTTTGTCCTTTGTCAATTTCACCAACTTGTAACGCGTTTCTTACTAATCCCTCAACTTTATCATAAGACTCAAAATCACCCTCAGTAATAATCTTCTGAGCTTTGTCCATCGCCTTTTGAAGTTCTTGTTGTTTACAGAACTTTAAAGCCTTCTCCTGAACAAATACGGTTCCTTCAAAAGGTGCGTCTTTTATTTGCTTTAAAGTGTCTAAAACTACTTTTGCTACAATTTCTTGTGTAATTTCTGATTTAACAATTTGGTCAAGAGTTTCAAAATTAGGAGTTGACTGATACTTTACATAGTATTCTTTTATCATCTGCAAGATGATTTTAAAGTACTTGTTGTCAAAGTACGATGACTCAATCACGTCCATAATAGACGATGAAAAGTCTTTGTCTACAACTATCTGATTCAGTAGTTGTATCTGAAATGTATTACCTAAATAATCGAAATTTTTGTTCATATATTGTTTTAAAATTTTCCCTCGTATTAATTAAATAGTTACTTACTAAGGTCAAATTCCAAATATTCGTAAGTTAATTTGTTGTTTGAAAAAATGTCAGTTAACTCGCGAAGAACCTCTTTTAAAAATGGTCTTACGTCGACTGTATAACGAACTTTTGGTGGATAAAACTTTCCGTCAAAAACTCTATGACAAATTGTCTGTTCTCCAACTTTAACATAAATGTTAAAAATTTCAGGTCCATCTGTGTAAGATGTTTCCATAATTGATGGGTCATGCGCAATTGCGTCTCTGTTGTCCATCATGTAAATTACTGTCTTCATTTTCAAAGCATATTGTAATTCATTTTTCAAACTCAGGATGAATTCGTACAACTCCACCGAGTTTTTCGCTTTCGGGGTATACCCTCTAACGTTGAAGAATCTTTGAACTACAATGTTGTCATTCAATGTTAAAAGGAATTCCATTTTTGTGCTGTCTTGCTCTCTCATGTTTTAATTTTTGTTTGTGTTTCGTCTAAATTTAAATAAATTGTCTATTGTTTAATACCAAGATTTTCATCTTTATAAAATATTACTGTATGTTTTTCATCTTCCTTGACTTCTTCATCAGTAAAGTAATAAAGAGCCAATGAATATCTTGATACATCATTAGGAGTTTTTAAAGGTATTGGATGTCCATGTGGTGCTCCTTCGATTGAAAATATGACCGCTCTATTGAATATTGGTTGAATCTCTATCTTTTTTTCCCATGGTTCTTTTTGCCATAATTCTAAATTACCTTCCCATTCTGACTTCCAATCTTTATTCAAATAAAGTAATAAATTCACATTACGTTTCCATTTATTATTTGGATGTTGATTATAATCTATATGAATAGAAAGTTTACCTCCATTTTTAATTCTATGTATTCCTCCACCTAACATTATAGGGTCTCGATATAATTTTTCAAATCCTGTCAAATTTTCTAAAAATTTAATGAATGGCTCTGAATTCATATATTCAGTAATCATATTTGTAATTGGAAGTTTTAATTTAAATTCTCCCATATCCGTATTATCCGTTGGGTAATATAGTTTGTTTTTCTCATATTCCTGAATCCAATTTTTTCCACTAGAATACCATTCCTCGTGATTTTTTATTTCCTCTAAACAAGAATTTAATAAAAAATCAGGTAAAAAATTATCTATCACAATATACGGAAAAGGATTCGCAGTTTGATATTGAATTTTTAAATTATCCGATAATTTATAGTCAATCATATTTTTCTTTTTTCTTTTCTAATTAATTTCATAAATGGTTTGAGGAAATTTACCCAAGCCTCATCATTCTTGGGGAGGTACTTAAAGAGGCCATCCTCCATCATCATTCTCATTAAGTTTTTGTATCCTCTATCTGTGGGGTCAATTGTATCGGTGTGTATTTGTTTTACGAGTTCTTTACCTTCATCGGTAATAAGTGGGTTTTCAAGGTCTACAATCTTTTTATTTGTATTATAGAACTCCTCACCAAGTATACCGCTTTTTGTCTTACCAGTCAAAATATTTTCAAGAGCTTTTGGTTTTTTCTTTTGCTCGTTATTTCGTGCAATATAAAGTAATTCTTCCATAGTACAGGGTTTTTTATTCAATTCAGGGAAGAACTTTAATAAAGTCTTTTCTCCCAACCCTTCAATACCATCAATATTATCAGACTTATCTCCTGTGAAAATTTTGGTAACTAAAACATTGTAGTGTGGTATGTCAACCCGATTGATGGTTATCATATCTCCGTTCTTAAAATATTGTTTTGAGATTGGAGAATATATGGTAACTCTTTCTGATATGAGTTGTGTTAAGTCTTTATCCGCTGAGAAGATAATGATATCCTCCTCATTCGATACTTTACAGTAGTAAGATATCAGGTCATCAGCCTCATTGTTTATCATTTCAACTTGGCGTACGAATATCTCCTCAAGATATTGTTTAACTCGAGATTTTTGTTGAAGGTATGACTCGTACTTATACTCGTTCATGTCCCTCTTTCTATTCGCCTTGTATTGTGGATAAATCGATTTCCTGATAGATGAGTTCGAGTCTCCGTCCCAAAAGACAACAACTTTATCCAAGTTATGTTCTTCAAGAAACTTTCTTATGATGTTAATGAAATGGTAGATACCACCTAAGTGGTCACCCCCATCATACATCTCTCTAACTCCGTGAAATCCAATTTTAAACAGATTGTCTCCGTCTACTAATAATGTCTTAATCACATCCGTGATTTAAATTGTGAAACAATATATACTAATCCTCTTTTTCTTCTTTCAAATCAAAGTCACCGTCGGTTCCAATGATGTCTTTCCAATAGTCTGCGTATTCTTTTTTGTATTTTTCAATTGACGCTTTCTCTTCCGTAGCTTCTTTACCTGCAATGAATCCGTGTGGTGTAACAATAATCTTTCCATCTTCATAACCCAATCCATTGATGTGGTTCTTCATTACAGAAACTTTTGTTCTTGATGCAAACTTAATAGTTCTCTTATCTTTTGTTGCGGTAATTTTAGTTGTACCCGCGCCTTTTTGGTTTCCGAATAAGAACACTAATGATGAGTTTAACCAAATGGCCTCACCACCTTTAGCTTTAATCTTTGGTTGTCCAAATGGATTATCAGGTAATTCAACCCATGGCTGGTTAACAATAACCAAAGTGTTTTCATACTTTGAATCTGATTTACGAGACCCTGAAATTCTTTGGTTAATACCCATACCAATCTTGTCGGCTAAAGTACTTGCATTGTGTTGTTTACCACCTTTACCTTCAAATGTCATCTTACATGGTACAGAACCAACTGAGTCCCATAAGAATAACAAACTATAGTCAAGGTTACCTTTCTCTTGTTCGTCTAACAAGTTGTTGATGTAGTCGGTGATTTGTTCGATGTAGTTGAAGTTATTGTTGAAGATGTAAAAACCATCCCAATCTAATTCTCCTGTTTCTTCGTCAACCACTTCATTACAATCAAATCCCATTAATTTAGCATGTTCAAATGACCATTTTTGTTCTGTAATAATAAACACAGGAAGAATACCTTTCTTTTGAGCATCAACTGCCGTCTTTACAAGTGCCGTTGTCTTACCTGTATCTGAGTGACCAAGGAACATATTCAAGTGTCCAATTGCTGGACCTGGTAGACCAACCGCATCTAAGAAATCAGGACCTAAGTCAAAAAACCTTTGAGGTTTATATTTTGCTGAAGTTGAGAATTTGTCTTTGATAGACTTAAAATCATTTTTCTTAATTGCCATTTTCTATTCTTTTAATGTTTGGTAATTTATTTGCTTTGTTTGGTCGATAAAACACACTATCTTCTTCATACAATACCCCAAGTTCTTCTTCGTGAAAGGTTACTAACCTTAGGTTTAATTCTCCTTCTTCACTTTCCTCTTTTAACATACCAAACAAAACAGTATCACCGATTTGTTTACCTCTACCTGAGAAGTATCCTTTGTCTTTTAGTTGACTCAAGATTTCATAGGACAATACTTTATTGTCTTTTAACTGTAAGTCAATTTCTTCTTTAAACGTCATGTTATAAAAAAATTAAAGGGTGGGGGATTCCCACCCTTGTTATAAATTAGAACGGTAAATCTCCGTCTGGTTCGTCATCCGATTGTGGGTCTAAAGTTACAGCTGGTGTAGATTTAGAAGTTCCACCACCAAAAGACTCGGTAGCTACTGAATTACTTTCGTAAACATATCCACCCTTTTCAGTATCCCATTTTGGAGTCTCTCCACGAGCAATCGCCTCAAGGTAGTCAATAGGTTTTTTAGAATAAACATCTAACCAAGTTAACTCATTACTAATCCATGCACTTGCTTGTGCGGCGTCTGTATGAACAGGAGCTGGGTCGTCGTACATAATTGTAGATACAGTTGTGTACTCCTTACCTTTTGGAGTTTTAGCTTTAGATAACTCGATGATTAAATCACGACCTTTTTCAGCATCAGTGATGTCTCCTTTGTTTCTCCAAATTGGAATGATTTTGTCTAAGATACCATCATTCTTGTAATTGTGTTTGAATCTCCAAAATTTTGGACCGTCTTCTTCGTGGTCTCTGTCGATAACCTTAACGATATAAAATTTACGAGAACGGTATTGAGCCGCTAACAATTTGTCAGACTCTTTACCTGTTGCAATTAACTCTTCGTAAACCTCGTTTAAAGGTGAACGTTCGTTATCGTTCTTACCTGGGTCGTAGAACTTTTGCCATTGACCACCTACTTGGATTTCGTGGTACCATGCTTCTTTGAATGGTGAAGAACCATCTGTGGTAGGAAGAATTCTTACTCTTCTCTGACCTGATTTCTCTTTATCCCCAAGGATTAAAGCGAAATACCTTTTCATTCTTTCGTCTTGCGACATTTTACTTTGGGCCCCGCCCGATGCGCTTTGCGTTTTTTCGTACTGTGCCAATACGGCGTCTAATGAACTCATGTTTTTTAAGTTTTAAATTATTAAATGTGTTATACAATTATAGGTGAGTCTATGCGTTTTGTCAAATAAAAAAGGTGTCTTTCGACACCTTTAAATTATTTAAATGAAGTTTTGTATGTGTCCGTTTCGGGAGCTCCTCCAGGTTGAAATGAATTTTTAATGTCTGATACGTTAATGTCTTTGACCTCGTCAGCAGTTAAAATATAATCATTTTTTCCCGTCTTTTCCATTTCTTCTGATTTATCATCAAAAAATTGTGAGAGTTTTTGGTTGAATGGATATGAATCGTAAGTTCTTAATTCTAATTTTTCTTGTGGAGTTTTTTCTCTGTATTTTTCAATCTTAGCTTCAAGTGAATTTAATTTATTCATGATGTTATCCATCTCTCCAAGTCTTGATTGTAAATCATTTAATTGTCCGAATAGATTGTTAAAATATTCTTCTTGTTTTGTTTCAATACTTTTTTGTGAGTCTACTAATTCTGTAATATCAAGTTCTTCAGATTCACCTTTATCTGTTTTTTCTTCAGACTCTCCGTCATCGTTAAGTTTTTCAACGTCAGGGTCATTCTCAACATCTAATGGTTCTCCACCTGCTGGTGGCGTTGCTGGTGCTGGAGGTGGTACCGCTCCTGCTTCTGATGGAGGTGGTGGAGCTCCCGCTCCTACATCTCCTGGTAATGGTGCTAATGCCCCTAAATCATCTTCAGGCACTGCAACTTCAGCCGCTTGTTCCATGATATATTGATTGATACTTCTGTATCTATCAATTTCACTTAATATTTTTTTATCTAAACTCATTTGTTTTATCCGTTTAATAATTGTTTTATTCCGTTATTAGTTTCAACCATAACTTGTCTATTAATGTAAGTACTGTTACCCGCTCTTTCAATAAGACCGTCACGCTCTCTTACAGTATAGCATTGACCTGTTGCCAAGTCACATACTTCTTTTGTTCCGTCATTATTATCTTTTTCAGAGTAATTAATTTTTTTACCAAGATAATTACTGATTGCTGTATTAATGTCCATAATATTCTTTTTATATAAATATGTTGTTATGCTATAAAGTGAATGGTGGGCTTGTTGCCGTTGTCTTTATTGGCTCTCTACCATTTGTTGCAGTATTCAAAAAAGTATACTTATCCGATGTATAATCAACCGCTAATTGGAATTTTCCAAGATTGTTAACACTAATAACATTTGTATATTTTGTATTGTCACTATTTGTAATAATAATGTTTTGTTTATCTAATTCAGGTATTAAAAATACTTCAGGTGCTCCTTTAGAAATTAATCCAACACAATTAAATTTAAACGTTATGTACCCACCTGCAGGTTTTATAATATTATAGTAATCAGGTCCACTATAATTAGGTAAGTTAACATCATTAGATTCATATACTTTAATTAACGAACCTGGAGGTGTTACTTCAAATATCGTAGTTATTGGTAAATCTCTAACTAATTTATTATAAACAAAATTGAAAGATTGTACTGTTGGTTTAGGGTATTTAACTTTATCAACAGCGTCTGCTGTAATCACAAATTGAATTGATACAATCTCTCCAAGATTTATAGGTGTTGTATTGAATGGTGATACTGGATTATCAAATAAAATTGTTTTAATATCTTGATGTGTAACTGTGAAAACATTATTAACAACATAAGTAAACGTTGCGATTTCAGTCGTTGTTTTTAAAACTTCAGTTGTATTATTATTTGCAGCTTTTAGTTCATAGATTGAAACGCTCATCTTAACCTCATTTTTAATATTCCACACACCCACACTTGGATTAACACTAACCGTTAACTTATCTGTTACTTCAGGTGGAGATTTTGTTTCATATTTTGAAATCAATGTTACAGGTCCTGTAGTTTGTGGATTTGTATTAATTGATTCCACATTTGCCAATGGCGTTGTTGTTGTATTTACTGCCGTTGGATTTGTAGCATCTCCTGGTGATAATGAACTAACTCCATTTAATGCAGGATTATAGTTAAACAATACATTCCCTGTAAACGTTCCATGGTCAGTTTTAATTTCAATTTTACCTGAAGCAGCAACAGTTCCTGTGGCAATCTTAGGTACAACAAATCTTAATGTTTTATCGTCGTATATTGTTACATCTTTAAATGGAACAACTTTATTCATAAGTTTAACTTCTTTAGTCGTTGATAAGAACCTACCATTAACTTGCACAATAGTTCCTGTATATCCCTGTAATGGGGCAAACGATGTAAACACTGGCGGCGGGCATAAATTAGTTGTTATGATTGTACTATTTTGTACATTTAAAGCTGCAGTTGCAGTTGCAACCTCATCAGGTGTTTTAGCGTTTTTAATAATTGCTTTAAGTTCTGTTTTCTTAATTGCCGATTTTAAATCTTTAGATGCGTCTAAACTTGACAACCCTATTTCAGGTTGAGTTGCCGAATCCAACGCTTTGTATAATGTATCCGTTGTTGGTTCAAATTCGGCAATATTTGCGTCGTAATACTCAGAACTAACATTAGAACCTGGCCATTCACAAATATAATATTTTGCCAATCCTCCTGTTAAAATTCGGGGAACATTCTTTGAAAGTCTTGACTCCATAAATTTAACATATGAATCAAGAGTATCAAAATGTGTCACAGGGTGTGATATATTTGTTGATGGATTACTCTTAGATTTAACACAACTATATGTTGTTGATAATAGATTTGTTTGAGGCCCCCAATCCACATCTAAAGAAATCATACCTAAGTTATTATTCCATCCGTCAAACGCACCAATTTTACTTTTTGAATTTGGTTGGAAAGTTTTAAGATACGACATACAATATATGATTGTTTGAAGACTTTGATTATTTGGTAATAATCTTTTTAAGGTGTCTGCCAATGTTTTTTCATTAATTCGGGTTTCTGTACCTAAAACAGAAACATACTTACCAGGAGTATTAACAGGATTATATACTTTAAGAACATTACCTTCACAAGAATTTGTTGTATCTAAAGTGTTATCAGCTTTTTGAGAAATTTGTTGAGCCTTAATTGCGTTAGTCGTTCCTTCAACCGTAACACTATCTTTGTTGATTTTAAGAAGTTCTTCTAACTTAGTAATAAGGTTTTGATTAATACTCTGTAAGAAAGTATCAATTGCTGGCAAGTCATAAATACCCTGTCTAATTCCCGTAAATGTTGTTTGAAAATTACCAGGTTGTATTGTATGTTGTACATCTTGAATCATGTACGGTCCATTAAACATTGGAACGTGTCTTAAGTTAAAATACATTGTTGGTTGTAATAAGGCATTACCTAAACAAACAACACTACATTTATAACTTCTTTGTTTATAAAGATTATATAAACTTACGTTTTGTGTTGCGGTTTGTCTACCTGACGATTGGTCAACCATGTTCAATTGGGTATTAATTGATTCCGATGTTGCAGTACCATTGTCCTGGCTAACACTAAACGAGTAGAATATATTTTGATTTCTAATACCAATATCTACATTAAACCCAACACATTTATTTGACACCGCCCAATCTTTTTTACCTGTTTGGTCTTCAATTAATGGGTTTTCAGAAGCTCTCCTCATTTCAAACGCATCATCTCTAAACTTAAAGTTACCCTTAGGTAAGTCCAAATATTGTGAAGGTTTACCCGCATAAAAACAAACCATTTTTGGACTTGATTTTCGATAATCAACATCCAAATATGTTCCCCACATACTATTAGCAAAATCTAATTTACCTTCAGCCTTTGGAATTGTGGTTCCGTCAACATCTTGTACGTTGTAAAAATTAACATACGCTGGCAGGTTCATAACATTAAAGTTATTCTTAATAAGAATACCACTAATAAAAGTATAAACACTCATGGCTTGGTTAAGAGAATATTCCCCACCACCTTTACCTCCTCCAAACATATATTTTAAATCAAAAATATCTAATAAGATAGTGTCACCAATGTTTCTTGATGCTCTATCTAAGAACATAATATCCTCAAATAATGTTTTAGTTTTGTAATCACCGCCAGCAATCCATTTGTCATTTAATGCTTTAAACACTTCATAGTTCTCAACTTTACTTTGTTCTCCACTAATAACACTTTGTACCGTACTGGAAGGAATTTGTTGTTGGTTTGGTAAAGCCGCTCTAACACCTAATAATACACTATTTAAAAAATTATTTTGTAAATCTGTTTCTAAACCAAGATATTGAGTAATGTTATTTTTAAATTGTGCAACAGTCATTGTTGGATTCTTTAACCTTTGAGTTGCATACATTTTAATTATTGGTGTTAATAATACAACATTCTGTTCGTTGAACTCAATATTATTATCAATAAAGAAATCCGTAATATATGAACCATTATCTGTATATGTAACTCCATTAATTGTTGAAAACCCAACATTGGTTTCAAGTGCGTTCCACGCTTTTGGGTTTAATATTTTAGATTGAGTTAGGGTTAAAGTTCCTCCTTTAGTTGGTAAAGTACCTTTAATGTAAGGACCAAATGTTATTGGGTCAACAACTAATTTTTGTCCATTAAATGACAGATAGGAATTAAAAATTCTGTAATCATAATTAGATGGATTACCATATCTAAAAATAATATCGTATTCCATAAACGCTCTAATTCCATTTTGAAATACGTCATATTGTGAATTAATTGTTTTATTAAAATAATCGTCTTCTTTTTGTTCCGTACCTTGAGCGGGTACCGTCATTAATGTTTTAAATAACGATTGGAAGTTTCTGTAATTGGCATTTAGATTAACAGGACTTTGTCCAAAAGTTACTGTTTGGGTACTAACAT